TCTTGATTCTGCTTTTGATTTTGCTGGCAAAAATGCTCGTGAAATCATGGAAGCTTCCATCAAGGCTGTGCGTGGTGACGCTGATCTGTCGGAGCGTTCCGACGATTATGTGACCGCCATGTTTGACACTCTGGCTGAATCTCCTCGTGCGGATTCGGCTGCCACGGAAGAACTGCGTAAAGCTGTTGCTTCCATCGCCTCTCCAATGTCTGCTCCTTCGTCCTATATGGACAGGATCCAGAACGCTTGGAAAACTCCCCTTTCTGTCTCTAAGGAGCGCTGATCCATGGCTGTAACTTTTACTGCGTCGGGGACTGCGGCTGCTGGCGGTGTGCAACAGAGCTACGCTCTGACTCACACTGCTCTGCTCGAAGGCCAACTCTCTGACATTCGCGACAACACCATTGGCACTTATGTCAATGAAACTGGCTCCGTCATTCCTTTCGGCAATGTCGTTGCATTTAACCAAGCTGGCACGGTTGCCAACTCGGCTCGCACCATCGGTAGTGGCACTGCCATTGTCGCTGGCGTGAACGTCCTCACCTATGTGGACGAAACTGCTGTTGACGGCAATTCCCGTCCTGGCGTTAAGGACAAGCAAGTGCTCAACGTGGCCAACGAAGGCGCCGTTGCTATGTACGTGCATGGTTCTGTCAATCCTGCCACTGTAGTCCGCGTGGTTCACACTGCCACTGGCGTGCGTTACCCCGGTCAACTGCTGGCTAGCGGCTTTGCTGGTCGTACTGCCGTTCTTTCGAATGCTCGTTACCTTTCTTCTGTCACTGGCTCTGGTCTGGTGATCGTTGAACTGAATGGTCCGAGCTTCACTCTCACCGCTGACACCTGATAGGAGGCCCTACTAATGTCTGATTTTCGTATGGACGAAGCGGGCCTGTTTCTTGAGCGTCAGCTTGAGCACATTCGCCCCCAAGTATTTGAAGTTGCTTATGCCGACATCAAATACCCCACAATTCTGCCTGTAACCAGCGAAGCTGGCAATGCAGCGCAAACCTTCACCTACCGCATCATGGACTCCACTGGTGAGTTCAAGCTGATTGCGGATGCTGCTGACGATCTGCCCCGTGCCGACATCAGCCAAGTGGAGAAGAGCATCAACATTCGTTCCTTTGGTGGCAGCTTTGGCTACACCGTTCAGGAACTGCGTGCTGCTCAAATGGCCAACATTTCTCTTGAGCAACGTCGCGCCTCTGCTGTGCGTCGTGCTTATGAAGAGAAAGTTGAGAATGTTGCCATGTTCGGTGAATCCACCGTCAATCTGGCTGGTTTCTTCAACAACTCCACCGTTGACATCATTGCCGCTGACCGTTGGTTCACTGGCTCGACTGCCAGCGGCAATTCTCAGGACATGCTGGAACTGTTGAACTATGGCGTTAGTGCCATCATCAACGCCTCCAACATGAAGGAGCAGCCCGACACCATCCTCATGGCTTATGAGGACTATAACAAGGTGAGCACCACTCGCAATTCCGATTCTTCGGACGTGACTGTGCTTGAGTATTTCCTAAGGACCAACCCTTACATCCGCAACGTTGAGCCCATCAACCAGTTGGATGCAAACAATAGCGTGCTGGGTACCAATCGCATGGTTGTGTACAAGCGCGATCCTGAGAAGGTGCAACTGCACATCCCCCAGCCTCTTGAACTGTTCCCGCCTCAACAGCGTGGCCTTGAGTTCATTGTCCCTGCTCACGCTCGCGTGGGTGGTGTGGCTCTGTACTATCCCAAGAGCGTCATCTACGTGCAAGCCTCTGCTTGAGCGTAGGCAAGCAATGGGCGCTAAGCTTTATCACAGTTCCTAAAGAACATTCACAATGTTAATCGCTTATCGCCCTGAGCTTGAAAATCCGCCGCGTGAAGGGGGATTTGGCATTATCACTGATGGAGGCATGATTCAACTGGCTCCTGGTCTTAACCAGGATGTACCAGAGCTTCAATGGAAAGTAGCCCGTGAGAATTCAACTTTAAGCGGTTGTTGACCATTGGTGCCATTGAAGAAGTGAAAGAACGCATCACTGTGGAAACCATTCCGCATGATGTTCAAACACTTGTCAACATGCCCCTCGTTGAAGCCTTTCGCACCATTGAAGTGATTCATGACCTAGATCAGCTCTTGTCATGGAAAAAAATTGAAGGTCGCGTGAGAATTCGTAATGCCATCACCAAGCGTCAAGAAGCTATCAAGACAGGTAAGGCATAATCATGGCTGTCACCTACGCAAGTTTTCTTGATCGTTTCCCTGAATTCACTCCCCATCCATCGGGAATTGTGAACGGGGCTCTCACTGAAGCCACTGCTGACGCATCGTCTGATGTGTTTGGCGATCAAACAGATCGTGCAGTGAAGCATCTAGCGGCACATATCATTGCCATTCAACTCGCACAAATGGGCATTCAAGTGGGTGCCACTGAAGGTAAAGTGTATGGCAAAGGACTCGACGCCACGCAATATGGCCAAGAGTTCAAACGAATGCTTGAAACCGTCGCTGGTTCTCTTTCTATTGGTTTTGTTGCATGATCAATGGTCTTTCGCCACTTGCAAATGCCTCTCTTGTATGGGCTGTTGCTTCTGGCTATGCCATTGATAGCGAAACTGGAAATTACACTCCTATTTCGTCAGGTGCCACATACTATGCCACTTTGAGACAAAAGCGGAATCCACAGTACGATTATTTGCTTGGTGCAGATAGTACGGCTGTATATATGGAGGGAAGGTTGACAGGGCCATTGGCTCTTTCTGGTATTTCTCCTGGAAGCTCCGCTGCTGCAACAATCAATGGTAGAGAAGGACGGTTTGAGCTATTGCCGAATGAACAAATTGCTGAACATTATTGGCAATTTCTCGGCGCACCAATCAGAGGAATTTTTAGACTGGTTGGTAAAGGAAGCGTGCAAAATCTTTGACGCTTAACCATTTTCTTTTCCATTGAGGACTTTCTAATGCTCTACCATCCGACAGAACTGGTTAAGAGTCAAGACGTGATTGTGCGTGTTGGCTCTATCACCCTGGCTTCTGGCCGCCCTGTGATCACCCAGAGTGGCGGTACTTTCACCGTTAGCGGCGTTCCTACGCTCTATACGCTGCAAGCTGCTACAACGGCTTCTGTGGCCTTTAACGACGGCAACACCGAATTCTACCTGCTTGGTGGTGGCGGTTTTGCTGATAGCGTGATCGTCACCTCTCAGGCCACCGCTTCCGTCACTTCTTATTTCCAGAAGGACGTTGATGGCACTGTCTTCATTCCTAATAGCTTTGACGAAGCTTTCCAAGTGATTGCTGCTTCACGCTATGACAAGAATCATGAAGTGTATGTGGAGATCAACAAGCAACTGGGCGTGAG